AGAACCATCCTGTGAGATTATCTTGAATTCTTCGTATTTAACGTCTTGTGCTTCTAACATTATGGTATATTGTTAAGTGAGAATGCTGATCTTGGTTTTGTAATGTCAAATAAAACAGGAACCTGAATTGGTGATGCGTTACCAGAACTGATAGGAGGAGGTGGTGCTTGTGTCACAATAGGTAATAATAAAAGTTTGGTTTGTGGATCATCTACTGAGGTATCTATACTGAGTGGTTTCTTTTCAAGTCCTTTAAGTATGGCAAGTGTTTTCTTAGCTTCTCTTTCTTGTTTTTTCCTCTCTGCTATTTTTTCTTGCTGTCTCTTTAGTAAAGAAGTTTCATCATCTGGACCAGAATTTAAATGGTTCAATGTATATTGAACACCATTGGATTCGATAATAACTCTATTGCCATATCCATCACCACGATTTGGAATAAATTGAACATACTTCAGTCCACCTTGTAGTGTTATCTTTTGGTCTGGATCTCCAGCATAATCTTCTCCTCGGTGCATACTACCCCATCTCATCCCAATACCAGAGGTAAATCTCAATCTTTGTGTCATTGGAATGCCACTTACAAGAATATTATTCTTAACAGAGTCTGGTATAGACGCTCCTGGATTTGTGTAATTCTCAATATGAATATGAGATCCACCAGGTCCTGCTGGCACAGTTTTTCCAGTATATCCAACAGATCCAATTACTTCATCTGATCTTACAGCAACTGGTGTTAAATCAGATGCTGGTCTTGTTCTTGGACCTTCTCCTGGGTTTTCATTTGGTCTTTCGTTACCATCTCCACCAAATTTTTTAATAGTTTTTAGAGTTTTGACAATATCTTCAAACTTACTCATATTCTTATCATATAAATCAGTAGTTTCCTTGTTCTGTTCGGAAGTCTTAGAGAAAAGTTTTACTGGATTTGTTTTTTCATTACCAATTGTTGTCCTCTTTGGTTGTTGATTTGCCCGAGACTGTTTATTAACTGCTCCACCTTTGTTTCTCTTTTGTATTTTTGGAATGCTACCTTCTGGTGAACTTTGTGGTGGTGATATCTGTGGAGACGCTTGTGGAGTTTGTTGAGGGAACATATTCCCTGGTGCCATTGGAGCAAAAGGCATCTCTGGAATAACGATACCATCAGTATCAATCTCACGATCTAATCCACGTAGTTCTTTTTCTGATTGTTGTATATTTTTCTTAGCATCATCTGGTTTGAAAAGAGAAGATATACTGTTATAGACTGATCCTATTCCACTTGCTATTACTCCAAGTGCCTTAACAGTTCCAACAACAAATGGTCCAACAGTTTTTATAAAAGAGGATACTTTTTCAATAATTATAGGTAACTTATCAACCAGAAATCCAAGAACAAGATAACCAAAGAAATTTATAATACGATCTTTGATACTCATCACCATTCCACCAACACCCGATAGAATTTTTTTGCCAAATCCCATTCCTGGTTTAATTTTTGTTTCTGCCTTTTGCTCTGCCTCTGCTCTTCTTCTGTCCTGAACTTCCTTACCAATTAATGCTGTTTTTTTAGAGTCAATTCTTCTAACTTGAGTATTAGATTTGATAAGAAAACTTTTAATGTTAGTAACATTAAGTTTTAAATTTTCTACTTGAGTTGTGGTGTTTAGTTCTTCCATTTATCAACTCCCGTATATTCCAAGTTCCATCATCGCATAAGCAACGTAGAAGTTTGATGGGTCTTCAGCATCAACCATTGGCATTGAACTACCTCTAGATGGTGGAGTTGCCATAGTTCCAGAAGGTGACATAGTTTGATTTCCGCCACCCATGTTCATTGGTGGAAGAACCGCCAATGATGATCCCGATGAAGGTCTTCTCAAATCTTTGGTTGCTCTTCTTGGTTGCTTCAAATTAACACTAATTTGTCCAACAACTCCCGCAGAATTTATTTCAATTCCAGATTGAGCAGAACCCATTAGGTTGCCAACTTTTAGTTTTGGCATTGAGCGAAGATTACCACCACCATATATGCTTTGATATAAAGCAGGATCAGACTCTTTCAATTTCATCTTTTTAACAAAATCATCATAATCTTTCAAAGTGGTTTCAAACTTTTCATTTGCTGCTTTGAATATTTCATTATTTTCTTCTTGCTTCTTAAGGGCACCAATCATCATAGTATAAAGTTGTCCACCATTATAAATGACATCATCAATGAATGGTCCAAATTTTTTGCTTTCATCTCTTGGAACAACCTTTTCTCCAGGAGTTGCCAAAAGTGGGACAATATCTCTATTCACATTTGGTCCAGGAACAGTTCCACCTCTATTAAATTCTAAACCAGAACCTTCCTGATTTTGCTCTTGCCCACTTGTTACAGCATCATAAATTGAACCAGCAAGAATATCACCAAGTAATCCTCCCCATATTGGACCACCAAAAGGAAGTAGTGGTGGGAAAGAACCTAAAGCAGTTCCTAATGTGGCACCAATTGCTTTTGCTGCTGCTCTACCCAATGGTTCTCCAAGAGCAAGGGATACTGCAAAATCAATTAAACCACCAATAAGTGGTATTCTTTTAAATATCGGTCTCAATAATTTTCCAAGACCTTTGGCACCGGGACCCATTCCGATTGCCTTCATTGCACTATTACTAGCCCTTTTAAATCCTACATCAACACCTTGAAGTGCTCTTGCTACTGGATTTTTAGTTCTTGTTACAACATCTAAATCTATCTTTTGCCGTGCGCCACCACCATCAGTTTTAGTAGGTCCTGTTCTTCCGCCAGTTCCAGTATAAAAAGATCTAGTTTCTCTACCTATTGTTACACCCCTTCTTCCACCTGAGGCATTTCGAAATAATCCACCACCAGTTCCGCCAGTTCCGCCAGTTCCACCAAAACCACGCCCAGTCGCAAATCTAGAAATACCACGGAGAAGACGGTAAAGACGTGTAATCTTTCTAACAACTCTAAGAACAAGAACACCACCAATAACCATCAAAATGGTATTGGCATGTTTTGATAGGAAATCAAAAAATCCTTGTATCTTTTCTATACTACCTGGTTTGCTTAACCACTTCAGTCCCTGATTGATTAAAAATCCACCAACCAGTGCTCCAAAGAACTGAAGTATTCTGTCGAATATATTCTTTGTTGGAGCAATAATTTTATCTACAGTTTTGCCAATCTTTGATCCAAGTTTATTGACAGTCTCTGCGCCTTCTTCTGCTTTACCCCTTTTTCTCTTATCGGTGGCACTTCTTATTTTCTTTACTTCATCTTCTTCTTTTGCTATTCTATAAGCAAAATCCAAAGAAAGTTGTTTTTGAATTTCTACAAGAATATTATTAGTCTCTACTAAAGTCTGTTCTATAGGAGCAGACTCTTTCTTTAAGTATTTTGGATCTACATAACTAGCGCGAGCACCAATCTGCATTCCCTTTGGAATTTTGATTGTAGTCGATTTACCTACCAGTGGTGACTCGCCACGAAATATTGAGGAAGAAACTGTTGTTTTTCCTAACTTAGGTTTTGCCTTTAGTGATGGTGCGGTAAATGCCTGACTACTAAATGCCACTCTGCTGCTGTTTTAGATTTTCTTCTTCAATGTACTGTTGGAGAAGAGTAACATAAATTTCTCTCTCCCACGGTATCATATTTTCAATCTCCGTCAAACTATATTTATGGTGCTGAATGAGAGCAAAATTTGTTCTATAGTAGTTTTCCAGGCTTTCATGCGCCATCGCTAGCTGAAAAAACTTGCTAACCCTTCTAGAACAACTTCACTTTCAACACCTGTCTCTGGATTTTTAACTTTAACAGTATGTGTAAGTTTTGGCATCGTATTGAAAAACTCTTCAATATCCTTGAACTGTTTGGTGTTCATCTGTTCGATAAAATCTCTCAGTTCTTTCTTAGTACAGTCAGAAGCACTCCAAGACTCATCTTCTGTGAATACTTGACCAATACAAGCAACAATAACTTCAAGTGATTTGTCAACATCACTTCCAGTCTCATTATACTCGAAGTTGTTCTCAACGAACTGAGCAAGAGAAGGATATTTCATTTGGATTGAAAGATTATCATCCAATTTAACAACATTTGAATGTTTTGGATCCTTTTCAACTTTAATGGCATCCAAATCAATTTCAACTTTTACTTTAGTTACATTATCATCTGGACAGGTAATATTAACTTCTACTGTTTCACCAACAGAACGAGCACGAATATTCAGGAAGAGATACTCGATATCAAATGTTGAAAGATCATCAACTTTTACACCGCGTGTGCTAATACAATCAGTGATAACTGTTTTAATAGCACTTGAAATTTGTTTCATATTCTCAGACTCAAGTGCCATGATGAGAATTTTTTCTTCTCTTACCAGAAAGGGACGGTACTTAATTGTCTTTCCGGTAGAAGGTAGTTCCAACTCATATGTTGGCGTAGATATCTTTGGTAAAGGCATAATAACCTATAGAAATTCAGTTAAAATTATTTATTACTATTTTTAAAGTCCCCTTGGACCAGTTACACTTTCTCTCAATTTTCTGTCTCTGGCAGCATTTATGTTATTGGTAGATTGGGCTAATCCTTTGCTATACTCATCATACCATTCTTGATCACTTAAAAGTCCCGGGAATGGTCTCTCTACTGGTTTATTTGTTACTGGATCAATAGGTATAACTGGCGATGGACCTACTCCCTGAACACCCTGAGCACCTTGTACATTGGAAGTAGATCCTCCTCTTCCTTGTTCAATAATATATCTGTCGTAGGCAAAAGAAACTGTTACCTTTAAAGTATCTGCTGGACCATAAGAAACAGGAATAGCAGACATTGATTTGGGAAAAGCATTAAAAAATTGATACGTCAACATTGGAGCATTATTTTTTTTAGTGTCTCTTTCAAATTTAATAATATTAAATCCAGATTGACACTTATAACCTGTTGGTCCCTCAGGATAATTAAATCTTCTATAGTAGCGATAATCAGTTTCTTCAAATCCTTGTATATTATTACCAGAAATATAATCCATCCACCCCTCAAAAACTTTAATCATTTGATAGTTTTTATCAACATAAAAAGTAAAATCACTATCAATATAAAGTCTTGTATGAGCAAACTGCTGATTGACTCCGTGAAAATTATCCTTTACTTCTGCTGTGGCAAATGAACTTGTTGGAAGTGTCGCATCAGCACACATTAAACCAGCCTGCTCATTAATCCAATTAGATGGAACTCCATATCGTTTAGCAATATGTTTTTTTACAACATCAGGAATACCTCCAATATTAACCTGATAATAATTTGTAAGAGATGGTTTAGCAATGTCCTTAGATTTAAGGACACTCATCTTGGGTTCTTGATATGTTGCTTTTGGCGATGCCATCTAAATATCTCTAATGGATCCTACATTATTAAGTATTTAGATGTCATATAAGGGAAAATTTCAACCATCATACCCACAAAAATACAAAGGTGACCCAACAAACATAATCTATCGTTCTCTTTGGGAGCGAAAGTTTATGGTCTACTGTGATAAAAGTCAAAACATTCTAGAGTGGGGAAGTGAAGAAATTGCCCTTCCTTATCGTTCTCCCATTGATAATAGAATTCACAGATATTTTCCCGACTTCTATATTAAAGTACGAGAAACGAGCGGTCAAATCAAAAAATATATCATCGAGATTAAACCTAAAAAGCAAACAGTTGAACCAAAAGTTCAAAAGAAGAAAACAAAAGGATATATTTACGAAGTCTACGAGTATGCCAAGAATCAGGCAAAGTGGAAAGCAGCACGAGAATTCTGTAAAGATAGATTATGGGAGTTCAAAATCATCACAGAAGACGAACTAGGTATTAAGTAATGCCGAGAAAAACTCTTAAACAGAGAAAAGAAAAATATCCAACAGAGAACGAAGTTAATCGAATTCGTTCCGTAATGGATAATATTGTTGGTATGGAAGATCCCGATGATGTGATGATGGAACTTATGAGCACCATACCCGAAAGTGGCAGAGCACCAAGTGCTGGAAAGTATTATGCCTTTGTTTATAATCCCAAGACTCCTAACATAGTGTATGATCAAAATCCCCTAGTTGCCGTCACTGATGTATTCGAATGGGGATTTCGTGGTCTTAATTATCACTGGGGTCAAATGCGCCAATACACTTGGAATGAAATCCCAGGGCAGTTGTATGAAATCTATCCCGAAGAACTTGCTGATGCCAGAGAACTGCCTTTTATGAAACAGCGTCTAAATAGTTAAAAAAGTAGCCGAGATGGCAGCAGAACCAGCATTTAACTATAGATACCCTAAAAGTACTATTGATAATTCTCAAGACTTTATTCAGTTTAACATATTTAAGTATGTTAGGGGAAGTAGAGATATTAACGTTTTGAAAGGAGTTGATGCTTCAAACCCAGCACCAGCACCAGGTCAAAAACCCGATCCAACCCTTACAACTTATGGTTCTTTTGAAGAGGTAACAATAGCAAACACTACTTTAATTGGTGGCGGCGCAAAAGGAGATTCTCAAGGAAGCATAATTTTACCAATTCCATCACAATTATCAGACACAAATGCTGCTAATTTTGGTGAAAGTTCACTAAATTCTTTTTATGCTGCTGCTATATCTTCAACACTTGGTATAACTGGAGCACAGGGTCCAAAAGAGTTTATAGAAAATATAGGAAAAATGGCAGTAAGTGCTTCTAATGTTGCCAATGATCCACAAGTTGCTAGCATATTAAAACTATTTACTGCACAACAAGCAGTTAGTGCTCTTGGTGCTAATATTTCTTTTGAGCAGTTATTTGGACGAGCAACTGGTTCCATTATAAATCCAAATATGGAACTGCTATTTAATGGTCCAACACTAAGGCAATTTAAGTTTCAATTTAAATTCACTCCAAGAAGTCAACCTGAAGCAAAGGAAGTAAAAAATATTATAAAAAGTTTCAAAAAGCATATGGCACCAAGTGGAAGAGATACCAACTTTTTAAAGACTCCGGATGTTTTTGAATTGTCTTATCGAGGAAAATCAGCTGAGTATTTAAACAAATTTAAACTTTGTGCTCTCACAAATATGAGTGTCAATTACACTGGTGAAGGAAACTATGCGACATATAGTGACGGTGCTCCTGTTTCTATGATTATGGATTTAGCATTCCAAGAACTATCGCCAGTTTATCGAGAAGACTACGATGGAGTAGGAGGAGTAGGTTACTAAAATGGGATACTTTAGAGAACTTCCAAATCTATTATATCCTTCTTATCAGTCTGATAAGAATTCATCTCTTAACTACATTGAGGTTAAAAACCTCTTCCGTAGAGTCAAACTAAGAGACGATCTTCAAAATGTTTTAACTCTTTTCAATAAGTATGAAGTTCCAGAAGGATCAAGACCAGAACTTATTGCTGAAGAAGTTTATGGAGATCCAGAACTTGATTGGGTGGTTCTAATTACGGCAGGAATTATTAACGTTCGAGATGATTGGCCTCTTTCAGATCGAGATCTCTATAATTATTCCTACGAGAAATATGGAACCGATTTGAACGCAACCCGCTTTTATGAAACTACAGAAGTTAAAGACTCTAATGGTCGTTTAATTCTTCCCAAAGGAAAAGTAGTTGACGGCACTTTTACAATTCCAAATCCTGCTGATCCAACGGCAACTCTAAATCCAGTTACTGGGATTAGTAACTACGAGTATGAAGTTCGTAAGAATGATAAAAAGAGGAGCATCTACATATTAAAACCAAGATACTTACAGCAGTTCTTGAATGATATGAGAGACATCTTTACATATCAAAAATCTTCTCAGTATATCAACGAAAAGTATATTCAAACTGAGAATCTAAACATCACTCTTCCATAAGAGTTCTAGTTTCTTATCAAACATCATAACGTATCGGTGCTTGCGGGAGCGTTCTTTCCATTCTCCCTCGGCACCTTTTATTTTACCTCTTGAATGCTTGGTGCCATCGGCATAGTAGAAATCTTTTTTAGGGTCTGTGAGACCTGCATATTTAAAGTTACAAGCACGATAAATTGTACCAGAATGGTAATCTGAATCAGCATAAGAAATGATTGCTTTAACTTCAGTATCTTTCCGAAGTTGTCTAATCGCTCGTGACACAAACCAAGAAGTGATGTTATATTCGCATGACTGCGTATCAGGGTGAACGCAAAGTCTTGAGAGTTCGAAGAGTCCTTGTTGTTCATTACGTTCTAATCCAAATGCTCCTTGTGCGACTTCGGGAACGGGGAGTCCAGTAAAAATACAGACTCCCTTGATACCACCGATATTCAGTGGACTGAAATCATTGCTCTCATACAGACCGTAGTTGTATCCAGACTTAAAGGACTTCGAAAAGTCCTTAAGATAATGAAACCGCAGAAGTAACTCTGCGGCTTCGGATTTACTTACTCGATCGATATGGTAATTAGATTTCACTTGAACAGTAAGTTAATGTATGCTGCCACAACTAAAAGTGTGAGGCAGATTTGGTTGTAGTTCACTCGTCGGCAAGACGTGCGAAGTACGAGAGAGCATCATCATCCTCATCTTCATCAGAGGAAGAGGAAACGGTGCGAGTAGGTTGAAGAGTGTTCAGTTCATCACGGAGATCTTCAGTGAGTTCACGGGTAGAACCACGGGTGGTTTCTTCCTCATCAAACTCTTCGGGATCCTGATAGCGGGGAGTGCCCTTGTTACCCAGCACATAGTCCAGGCGCTTCTTCAGGGAGTCGTAGTCCTTGAACTGATCAGCAGCAACGAGTTCAGCAAGAGAATACTGCTTTTTCCACACTGCTTCCATGGCATCATCATCGTCCAGGAGAGCATCGGGGCGAGCAAACTCAGAAGAATCATAATTACGATAACCAGCAACGTTCTTTGCCTTCAGTTTGAAGTTAGCACCTTGCCAGAAATCGAACGGATCGATTGCTTCCTCGTCCTCAAACTCAGGTTGCATAGCAGCAGTGAGTTTGTCGAAGATCTTCTTACCAAACTTGAACAGGAAGACTTTACCTTCGTTGGCAGGATTAGCAGGATCCTTGACCACATAGATGTTAGCAATGTAGGTCAGTTTACGCTTCTGCTTACGTGCTGCTTCCTTACCAGCATCGGTGCCGTTGTTCCACAGCATCGTGTTGTACTCAGAAACAGGATCCTTCTGACCAAGAGTGGTCAGGGAGTTCTCAATATACCAACCACCAGGACCTTGGAAGGCGTGACTGTAGAGTTTCACGAAAGGAAGGTCCTCACCATTAGGAGCGGGGAGGAAACGGATCACGGCATAACCGTTGCCGCTCTTATCACATTCCAGTTTCCACAAGCGATCATCGCCGCTGGAACCGCCATTGTTATTCATCTTTTCGACTTCCTTGACCAGTTTCGCGGTCAGGGAGCCAAGCTTAGATTGCTTTTTAAGGTCTGCGAAAGACATTTGGATTACCTCGGATTAATTTGGATTCGGGGGATTTACTCGGATAGTATAGCAAGGATGCCCTCAATCGTCAAGATATTGCTTGAGGGATTCGATTGTCTGGTTCATACTATTGAATAAAACTGACATATCAGTCTCTGGTGGGAAACCCATCAGGGCAACTGATTTGCGTAGGTTCTCTTTCATCTCAACAGCCATTGGGTCGTCTGAAAGGGATAACCTAGTATACATCACTCTCTGCTTTTCTAGCAAGCTTTGGAGTTTCTCAATGTGTTCTAACTTGGTCTCATTAGACATTGAACCAAAAGTCAATATACTTCCATAGATTTGTTCTTGGAGTTTATTGATCTCTTTTAGTTCATCCTGAATAATATCAGACTCAAAAAATTCACTCATCGATTATAGACCGCAAAATTTTCTTGTAGTTGAACACATCAATATTTAGGAATGGAGTATACTTCTTTAATTTTAAACTTACGGTTTCCCACACTGGGTCCAAAAGTTGCTTGTCAAACTTATTCCCAAACAGGAATATTTTATTGTAAATCACTAGGGTCTCTAGTGAAATTGTCCCGCTCAGGAACTTTTTAAGAACGGTTGGATGACCTTTCGAACAGTCGAAAACACTCTCTAATTCGTTCTCCGAGAACAATTCGTTGCTTTGCTCTTTGAACAAGTAAGTCAAACTCTGCTGTCTTTTCATCCACTCGGCGTAGTTTCTTTCGCCAGAATTGATAATTTCTCCAATCCATAGGTTCTGTGGGTTATCGGTGGCAGTGAAATTGGATACAAGAAAATCTACGACTTCCTTATCACTATATTTACGCGAAGTTTTTTCAAACCAATACTTATCTTTCCTCTTATTAAAAGAGGTTACGCTTGCACGAGTCTTAGCACCGTACTTGAAAAAATCATACTTTGGATTAGTAAAATGATTTTTTAGTGAAAGATAATGTTGGTAGGTTTCAAAGGGGCTCACTTTCAGCATCGACTAATTCAAGATCTTCAATACAATCAACTGTAACTTCATGGTCGGCAATGCGATACCAATGCTTATGTACACCAAGAGTATCCTGGTAAAAACCAAGATACTCCAAGTCATCACATTTATTTTCACGCAACCATGCCTGTAGGCGATGGTGCATTAATTCATCACGAGAAATCATAGAGGAAGTTTTGCTCTTGAGGTCCGCTTCATAAAGTTAAGACGTGTTGCGTCCCACTTCAACCTCTCTTTAAGAGGTTTTGAAACGAGTTTCGTAACAGATTCTACCTCAAGATTATTGATCTCGCAATAGTGGACAATTGCGTCAATATAATTAAGGTTTTCTTCTGCTACGATTTTTTCGATTTCCAGAGCAAATTTAGAAGGTGTCAAAAATTTACTTTCTATTGCTTGTTCTAGTTCCTTATTTGGTTCCATAGAGTTCCAGTTTATCTCTAACAAACTTTCTAACGTATTCGGTGAGAAGTTTGATGTACTTTGATTTGTCTCGTTCTTCATAGACGACGCATTCTCCATTTTCACATGCCATGATAATTACAAGTTTTTTGACTGAAATACCAGTCAGTTCATACAACATACAACCGTATGCCATACATTGTACAAAGTAGTGTTCGATCCACTCTCGTGGTTTGGGTTTTTTGGAAGTTTTAAAATCGATTATCGCTAACTCGCCGTCGTATTCGGCAATACAGTCAACGGTCCCAGCAATGCCTAGTTGCTTACTATATAGGGACCCTTCTAAAGCGTAAATATTATTTATACGTTTTAAGTCTGTTTTTGCGATTTTAAATAAGAAATCTGACATTGGTTGAACCTTTGGTAGCTCCTCATTCTTGAGGTGGTGTTCTACCAAAGTGTGCATATCTGTACCACGACTTGTTGCTTTTTTCGTGATACGATCTGCTTCTTCATCACCAACTTTTTTTCTCCAGTTGATGAAGATCTCTTTATTAAAATGACTGGTCACCGATGTAATCGAGACCAGTCGGAGAAGTTCTTCATCATCAGGAACTTTATAGTACCTTACTCCATCAATAGTCTCCCTCTCAAGTTCGGGAAGATCGATATCAACATGATTAAACATAATGAATCACTTATACAAAAAACTAAATGGACATTTTGAGGTTTCGTCTTTAGAAAATAACTTTCCTATCCAACTTCTGTTTTCTCTACCAGATTTTATAGAAACCAACTTTTCATGGATAATATCATTATCCACTTCTTTATGTAAGGTGATATCAGAGTTTAGATCTTGAGAGTGAAACGTGAATCTAAAAAGAGGATCTCCTTTTTTAATAACAACTGGTTTATTTTCATCAACCAGAGTAATCGCAAAGGACATATTTCTAGTCCAATTGGAAATATTAAACCATCCAGAGATGGCAATAAAATTATTAGAGTAAGATGTCATAGGATGATCATTAAACTCAAACCAGATGTTCTTTTGGTTTGACCAGAATAAGAACATTGGAAATTTGAGTTGAATGATAGGTTTAGGAGATTCCAATTCAGAATCTGTCAAAACTAGCATATCATAATTGCTAGATTGAATTTCTTTTTTCTCTCTATCAAGTTTACAATAAAAATCTACAGGAGAGAGACTCACAAATGTTCTAGAACTTCTGTGATTGAAAACTGGACATTGCTTGTATGCGTAATCACCCTCAATCAATTCGGACTGGCGATACAAGCAATCATCAAAATCTGTTAGATTAGCATAATGAATATCAATCAATTTTAGAATCCAGCTTCCATTTTTGCGATAATGTATTCTTTAACGAGTCCAGAACGTACAATGTCATCTACACCAAATTCAATTAGATCAAAGGATGGCATTTTACGCAGAATATTCATAAAATCATGAATACCATTACGCTCGTTTGACTTCTGCAAATCAGACTGAACGGCATCACCACAGAAGCAAATTTTGGTATTTTCACCAACACGAGTAATTATACTATCTAATTCATGAAAATTCAAGTTTTGATATTCATCAACGATAACAATAGCGTTATCTAAGGTAGTACCGCGAAGGAATGATGTGGACCAGAACTTGATAGTTTCCTGAGACTTGAGATTACCATAGAGCATCTCAAAATCAGCATCACTAGGCATCTGAAACATATACTTCACCATATTCTTATATGGGATTTGGTAGATGTCTGCCTTATCTTCATGGGATCCAGGGAGGAAACCAATCTCTCTGGTTGCTACAAGCGATCGTACAAGGTAGATACGCTCATAGGGTGTAGTTTCATCCAACACATCTTGAAGTGCGTTGTAGAGCGTAATAAAGGTCTTACCAGTACCAGCACACCCATAAGCAACAATGTGCTTACCATCTCTATATGACTCAAACAGAGTTTTTTGATTTTCTGTGAGCGGTTCAATATCGACCAAATAATCAGCATTGAGAGGTTTCTTCCTCTTCATCTGCTTTGCCGTGAGTCCAACCCCGATAGGTTGCTCTGCAGATGATCTTTTTCTTCTTGCCATTAGATTTTCTTTACTCTAGAACGAGGTGCTTTTGCTGCTTTACCTAGGACATCATTCCAACCAGGATTTTTGGCGATGAGTTTGTCTCGCCACTCTCCAACTTCCCCAGGTTGTGGACAGGTTGATGGATCCGACCAATCCCGTTGCCAATCGGGATTGTCTTTACACCATTGAGACCAGTCGTGAACACTCATTACCACTTCTTTTTGTTCACCAGTCTCTTTGTGAATAACAGGATAAGTCGCCATAGTTACAAATTCAAGATGATTTATTTAGACCCACTCCAGTGCTTCCGCAACTGTAGGGAACTGCTCTGAGAAGATCTTCTTACATGCCTCTGCGATCTCCATGTGCTCCTTCTGGGTGCCATTAGCAGAGCGCAGTTGAATGTAATGAATCCAAGAACGGCAGGAACCACTCATATACAAGCGAGTAGGAGTTGCCAGAGGAAGCACAAAGCGAGCACACTCTTTTGCTACACCATTATCAAGCAGGTGCTGATACAGACTCATGCCTTGAGCAAAGTAGGTTTCAATCTGCTTGTTAGTAAGTTCTACAAACTCAGGATCCAAGTCGTCAATAGAATTCTGGCGATTCTTGGTGTCTTGACGGCGAAGTTCGGGGACTGGGATCGTCTCTGCGAGTAGGGAAGAATCAGCATAGCGTTGGGAAAACTCCTGATATGTGAAAGAACGGTGACGCAAGATCTGAGCCGCCAGACCACGAGTAGTCTCAATCTCCAGAGTCATAAAACTCTGTTCAAACACAGACCAGTGGTTGTGCTTAATACAATAACCAAGCAACTTGGCATAGTTGGGATTTTCCTGATTGTTGGGGTTAGAAACACGGGCAACGTATGCCATGTTCTTTTCCGCATCAGGAGTTACACTGACCAGTTTTACGCTCATTTACCAAATCCTTTTGATGTTTTCTTTTCGATTTCTGCGAGTTGCTCTTTCAACTCTCTGAGTTGTGCTTTCATCTCTATGATCTTTTCTTCAGTGTAGAGATGATCTTGCTTGATTAAACGCTCAAGCAACTTGATAAGTCTTTTAGATCTACTAACCATTAGTCTGGGTATCCGTCATCGTCATCAAAAATTTCATCATAATCATGAAGTGTCTGGTCTTTAAACTCTAAGTAACTTTGAGTATCAGAGTATACTTCTGCTTTAAGAGAATCAACCAACAGTTCAAGATTACGGACGATGAGTTTTAATTTGTCTTTGTCCATAAGATACTATTCTCTCAACTCATTTTACACAAAAAAAGAGGGGTAGTCAACCCCCCATAAAGACTATTGCAGTATTCTCCTACAGATACGTTTACATGATCCTTGGTCATCATCACATTCGATCAAACAATTATAATAATCATTAATCAAATCTAGTTCTTCATTATGTTTATCTACAGTCTCTTCAAAATGTCTCCATTCTGCGAGCTGATTGTACGATACAAGGTTGTGCATAATTTCTCCATGCAATAGTAACTCAATAACAAAGAATGAATTTCTTACATTATTTTATCCCGAAGATGTTTGTATTATATGTGATCTCAAACAAATTGTAAATCCGTAAATATACCCATAAAAAAGAGGGGTGTCAATCCCCCTCGAATTTTAGTAGTTTATCAAACCATTCGTCCAAATGGACTAGGTAACATGACCAATAGTTGCAACCTCTGTATTTTAATTGATAACAGGCAGGTGGTCTGTTATCTTTATCCATATCATCATGATGATATGTGTAATTTTGCATTACTTACTCAGCAATAGTACTTCAGCATAAATGAGAAGCATAAATGCAGTCGAACCTAAAACGATTCCACTGATTAAACTAATCACTTTTTACCTACCTGGCAGTGACCCGCCATGCAGAGAACTGCTTTATGACGCTTCTCTTCTTTTTGCTTCTGCTCTTTAATGAGTTGAAGAAAATTGAGTTTCTGCATCACTTGTCCTCCTTGACAAACTTAATGCCACGATAGGCTTCGTTGTGCTGTTGAGGTTGCTGTTGTGCTTGTCTTTGCTCACGACGCTCTACAGTGTCGTAAGATTGACCACGATAAACGACTTTAGACATGGTTTTACTCCAAAGAAATGAGATGGTTAAATCCCGTTCCTTCGGGC